CTCGTTCTTTAAGGACCGGGACATGACACGACACTCTGAATTTAGGAAGTATCACAGAAGTCGTAATATCATTAACCCGGGTCAGGTGACCGGGTGGCCATTTGGTCAAACGATAAAGGTTCAGTTTAATCCTCAAAACATGGGTGATCTTTTGAGTAACATGTGGTTGAGTATTACCATGCCTGGTCTGACCGATTTCGGTGCTGGTAAGAACTTTGCGGATCAACTCGGTAGACACATTCTCAAGAGTGTCACCATGTTTGTCGATGAACTCGAGGTGGAGAAAATTCACGATGACTGGGGAATCATATACGACGAGCTTTATTTAGAAATGTCTGAAAAGGTGGCGAATAGGTTTCTTGTGAATAGAAGTATTGGTTACGATGATTCTACTCTAGACAACTTCGACGATTACGCGCAGTACTCATCCGATCTCGTGATTCCCCTCCACTTCTTCTTTTCGAGGAAGTATGCGAGTGACGAATACGCTTCGAATAAACCCAACCGTCCATACTTTCCCATATGTGCGGTGCACCGCCAAAAGATTGAGTTTGAGTTGGAGTTTCACAAACAATCGTTCTTCACGGATACCGGTTCGGCTATACAGCTTCCGGAGTTTAGACTCATCACCGAAGAGATTACCGTGAGCCCTGAAGAGCGGAAGTTTTTTGCGACGGAGCGTCAAACGTTTGTGACAGATATCGTACGTAAACACCCAACCATAGTGAGCGATTTAAATAAAGACATCATCAGAAACAATCTCGTTCCAGACATTCCGGTGAAGTGTATTCACTGGTTTTTACGCAACACCGAATTTGAGGATGCGTCCGATTCGTCGGGTGGTAAGCTCGTACAAGAAGAAAAGTATTACCAAAACCGTTTCAACTTTTCGTCCAACGTCAATTTCGACGAGGTTCAGACATTCTTCTACCCGATCATGAGTGAGGCGAGTTTTTACATAAACGGTGAGCGATTACCAAACGTATCCAACACAAATCATAATTATTACAAGTACCTGATTCCGTTCAGGAACAGGCTTTCTAGGCCTATACGCAACATATACACATACAGTTTCTCGATGAATCCGATTAATGTGGAACCATCGGGGAACTTGGATTTTAGTCAGATACAATCCGACAAGACTTCGATCGAAGTGAAGTTAGACACGTCTGCGAGTTCACTCGTTGACACGGCGACAAAGACGTATTCACTTCAAATGTACTACACGGGGTATCAGACGTATATTTTTGATAAGGGTTTTATGTCACTTGCTTACTAAACAGTGAGTTCTTGTTGTTTGCTATGTACTCGATGATGTTATTCTTGATGCACCATTTTATGAAATTCAGCTGTGCCAGCGTTGTATGAATTTCCTGAGATGTACCCGGAATAGTATACGCAAACTTGGCCGACCGACAGAAGGGATCAAAGAGTTTCTTCGAGTAACCGTCGAGACTGCTTTTGTAGGCACAGTGTACGGTGAAGAGTTTACCATCGGTGGTGGTATAAGACGTGTTATTCTTTTTCGCATAGTTCGTGATAAACCACTCAAGATTTCTGAGTGAAATGCCACTTGATTTGTCTAAGATGTTCGTGAGTTTAGTTCGATTCTTTTCGTCTCCATAAAAGCTGTTGATTGATGATAGTAGAATAGTCGATTTGTTCATTACACTAAAATATACCCAAATCTCTAAGCTCCGAACGCGCTTCATCAATTTCGTTACACGCGTTTTCGAAATGATCGTCACTAGTCAGGGTACGTCTCTGGATTCTCTCACCTTGTTCCTTATGAAACTTACAGTACCCCTCACATTTAGCCTTGAAGCTACACCTACGTGTGGCACCGTTGGAATCCTTGATGATTCCCTTACATATGTCCGTGTTGTATGCCTCTTCCCCGTCGCGCAACAAGAGGTCGAGTGAGATCTGATGTTTTTTGTGGATATGGTCAAGAACCTCAGCCATCTTCTCTCGCCCACTTTGCGAGAGTTCTTCATCCACCTTTTCGTGTACGATTTCGTCGATCGCATCCTCGATGAGAGCGGGAAGTTGATCGCTGATGAGTTGTTTCACATTTTCCATAACAATTTTGACGATACGCTTGTTACTCATCCTTACTTATGCTTTGTTCGTAATTTTTAAATAAGTCGTCGACTGAATTTTGTCTTTTCCTAAATGCTTTAATACGATCTCGAAGTTCTGCAACCTTACCTGTATCGTCCAAGTTGTTCTTTTGACACTCTTCGATGAGCTGTTCTCGTTTCATGGTACTCAGGGCTGGACCGGTCTTCTTCTTTTGGGGTTTGTGCTCGGCTATGATGTCGCCAAAGATTTCTTGTTTGGTATTCTCGTACAGTGGATCGAGTAGGTCACATACCGGATTCAAAAACTTGTTTTCAAAGTAGTAATGATAGTCGATAGGCACGTTGTTTTCTTCTACGTATTTCGGGTCTTCAGATTTTTCAAAGGCTTTGGCTTTGGGGTTATCCGTCTTGGTGAGTAGGTAAGGTACACGATCACCCGATTGAGGCTCCGAACCGGGCTTACGTTGGCGCATCTTATTAACCACTTGTACGTGCGCCTGATTAATGTGTATACTTTCAGGGCTCATGATCGATACAGATTTACCACTGACCTTGTATGTATCGGCGAGAGACTGACTCAAGATGAGTTTCTCATTCGGTACTTCACCGGCGAGGAGTTGAGATGCGCGCTCCCGCGCCAGTTCCTTAGGCGGACCGGTATCCGGGGCGTCGAGTACTACATCGAGGAGTTCCTTACAGACTTCTCGAACGTGTGGTGTGTTGTCACGGCGTACGAGCTGGAGCCCCTTCACGTCTATGTAATCCATGTGCATCTGGTCATCCTTTCCCTTTGTCCACAGTTTAGCGGCGTAACGCTTTTTCGAATACAAAAAGTACGGCCAATAGACCTTCTCAAGCTCCAAATTGTTTGGCTTTTTGAATAGAGCCGAACACTCATCGGCGGCGCGTTCGCCAAGTTCCCAGCTATACTCGATCGCCTCCTTTCCTTTACGGTCACCCACATCAAACTCGACCATGACGGAATCCGTGTCACCATATCGCACCTTCGCACCCGGAAAGTTAGCCTCGACATAATTCTTCGTCTCTTCAATCATTCCACGACCCCTACACGTCGTCGTAGAGGCGATAGGTACACATGGAAGAATACCTTTCCCTGCACCTGTGAAACCATACACAGAGTTCATACTGATTTTGTACGCCAACTGCTTACCGTTGTATACTTCTTTCATCGAACCCGTGGCTGCGGCCATATCCTTCTTCGCCTTTTTACGAAACTGTTTAAGCTCGAGAAGGATAGCTGGAAGAAGACTCGGTACACCTTGGGCAAACTTATACGTCTTTTCGCCAACCTTGAAAGTTTCGTATTCAACACCGGGGACGTTTCCATAGTCTTTCTCATTCATCACGTACGTGGAGTAACAAAGATTATGCGCCATCATGATACTGGGATACAGGGCTTCGAAATCTAGGGCGGTAATAGGGGTATAATACGCTCCTTTTTGTGCCTCGAGAACCGTAGCACCTTCGTAGGGCTCTTCGGGAATAGCTCCATACTTGATCGTCGGGACCATGTACCCGAGTTCGCGAGCCTTTTTCGACAGCTGAGAGAACACCTTGATTTGCTGCCCGCGCTCCACGAGGAAGGCGATAGGAACCCATGTAGCTTTAGCCATCTCGAGCAAGTTCAGAAGTGTACACAGCTTTTTGATGAGACGGTGTGGCAATAGAGTATCCTTCACACAGTACTCAGCAACTTCTCGTAGCTTCACGGGGTCGCCTTTGAGGTACCGCGCGAACATCTCCTTGGGTGCCATATCGATTTTTTGGTCACCGAGGTACAGCTTCGAAACTTCATTGAGCTTGTACGAATCCAGTTTGTACCCCTTTTTAACTTCATGGAACATATCGAAAATAAACCGACCGGGCATGGGTAGAAGCTTCAGGAAATTATCACCCAAAGCGCTGGAACTTAACTTTTTACTGACAAGGTGGCACTCACTTTCCCTGAGTTTACCCAAGTCGTAAAAGTCGAGACCACACCCGACCATGGCGGCTCGTTTGTAAATATACTCAAGATCGAAACCAAAGATGTTCCACCCGGTCATGATGTCAATATCTTGCTTGTTCAAGTACTCCTTGAACGCGAGAAGCATTTCCTTTTCTGTGTCAAAGCTGATGATATTTGAACCTTCGAGGTTAGGGTCCGTCTTCTTGTAGCAAAAACAAGTTTTATCATATGGTTCTTCACTACCGAACGTGCAGAGTGAAATCGCAATCTGAAAACAAGCATCATCGGGAACGTCGGCGTCGGGAAACTTTCCAGTAGAGCTGTTACACTCAATATCGAAAGACGCCACGACGAACGGTGCGATATCGTCCCGGGCTACGGGTGTGAGCGTGCACCAATCGTTACACCACAGGTCGATATCCGTCTTGGCGAGATGCGAGCGCACACAATTAGGCCCCGTGTCCAGCCACCCAGTAGATTGAATACCCGTACGGTGCATCAATCTCAGGACGGGATCGATGTTTGATTCGTACACGTGGTACTTTTTGAAATCATTGTTGTACATGAAAATAGAATTGACTTTACGTCGAGCTTCCAAAGTCTTGAAGTTTAAGTGCATGAAATGAAACTCTTCATTGTTTTGAAAACCCCATACATCCTTTTGTTTTGTCAGACTATAACTCGTCACGTGATCCCTCCTTAGAGCATTGATGTCGTTGTACAGACGAGTGACATCCGAAGGCTTCGTTCCTTTCGGAAGTTTCACGAAGAAATACGGATCGAATGTCGTCGTCACACAAATGGATTTTCCTTCTTCAGTTTTACCGAAGATGCTGATTTGATGTTCACCCTCAACATCTCGGGCTTCCCATGTGAGTGCTTGAAAAACTACCATGTGTATACCTCGACCCAAAATTTTAATATCATTTATTAATAAATGTC